TACATCAGGAGCTATTTTTTTTAGTTCTTCTAAAGCATCTTTAGCTACTTGCTTATGATCCATAGGACTAGGTTGACCTCCTCCTAAAATAGCAGTTAAAAAAAGTTCAAAGTCAGTCTTTGCTTTTTGTAATTCTAAAGAACCTTGAGGAGCTTCTTCTCTTTCAGTTGGACCGTATACTATTATACCAATACTTTCTATTAATTGTCCTTGTGCTATTATATTGGCTGAGCAGGTATAGGTTCCATCTTCATTTATATCCCATTGGTAGTTACTTACTTGACCAAAAAATCCACCGTAATTATAATCTGATTCTTTTCTTAATTCTTTTATTCTTTTTTGTAATGTTTCTTTACCGTCAGAACCTTTTAAATCAAAAAAGTTTTCAACAGTTTTAATATTAGTTTGAAGGTTACCTTGATTATCAACGTAAACAGAATGTC